TAGAAGGCGCTAGAGCTACGGCTAATCATCTTAGACACGGTGGTAAAATGTTCGACGAAGGTAGCGAACTCATAAATGAAATGGTTACAGAAATGGCATCAATGAAGCATTTTGTACGTGTTATGCGTCGTCGCACATTTGAGGACACAGAAACAATTGGCATAGTAGAATCTGCAATTCAAAGGTACTATGAAGTTAAAGACTGTTTAAAAAAATTACAAGGTCGTCAAGGTCCAGAATTGTTAATGAATATGATGGTTAGTCCAGGTGAACCAATTAATGAAGTTGATGTTGATGAACTGCGAGAAAGATTTGTGAAGAAAATATATGACGATCGTTTCAATGAAGCATTACCATATGTATACAAAGCCTATCAAAATAAAAAGCGAATAAACACAACAGAAACAACTGAATTTGAATCTTGGGTGAATAATGTATCCGAAACTACATGGGATTCAGATACAGATGATAAAGATGAAGATAATTTGATGCGTTTGTTTAATAAACCAATTGCAGCAGGCATGGACGGCTTAGACGGTATAGCCGCGATCAATAAAATCAAAGATTTAAATTCAGAAGACTTGCAAATGTCTATCAAAAAATTGTCGCAAGTGCAAGGACCAGATGCCGATATACGAAATACCATAATTAGTTGGTTAATGTCAAATGGAGAGCGAGCACTAACACAAAGTTTATTGTCTATACTCCAGCAACAAAATGCCAATACTCAACCAGCACCACAACAACCCGAACCACCGCAGCAACCTGTAGGTGCGACCACAATGAATCAACCTGTGGTCAGCGAAGAAATAGAAATGATTCGTTGGTTGTCTGGTTTGACAAAAAAATAACTAAAAACTTTTGACAGTATAAATAAAATTGTTATACACTAGTAAACATGCTTGTGTATATCTTGGCACAAACTATTATGGCATTTATTAAGGAGATTATATTATGGCCACGTCATTAGCAGAAATTCGCGCAAAATTACAAGCGCAAGAAAGCCGCGGACAAGGCGGACAATCACAAGGCGATAACGCTATCTATGCACATTGGAACATTCCAGAAGGTTCTAGTGCAAAAATTAGATTCATACCAGACGCTAACACACAGAACTCTTTTTTCTGGGTAGAGCGATTGATGATACGCCTTCCGTTTGCAGGCATCAAAGGACAAGCAGACTCAAAACCTGTTGTGGTACAAGTGCCTTGCGTAGAAATGTACGGAGACGCATGTCCTATTCTAGCAGAAGTTCGCACTTGGTTCAAAGATCCAGGACTAGAAGAAATGGGTCGTAAGTATTGGAAGAAGAAATCATACTTGTTCCAAGGTTTTGTAAGAGAAAATCCACTAGCAGACGACAAAACACCTGAGAATCCTATTCGTAGATTCATTATAAGTCCCCAGATTTTTAATTTAATCAAGGCTGCACTAATGGACCCAGAACTAGAAAGTATGCCTACTGATTACACTGCTGGTTTAGATTTCACTGTTACAAAAACTAGTAAGGGCGGTTATGCAGATTATTCTACTAGTAAATGGAGTCGTAAGGAGACTGCACTAACAGCGCAGGAACAAAGTGCAATTGATATTTTTGGGCTCTACAATTTGAGTGACTTCTTACCAAAACGTCCAGGTGAAGTAGAACTTCGAGTTCTTAAAGAAATGTTTGAAGCATCAGTGGATGGTCAAGCATATGATCCTGATCGTTGGAGCCAGTACTACAAACCAAGCGGCTTTCAAGGCAAGAGCGGCGATGATACAGATGCTTTGGTACCTGCTGCAAAATCTGCTTCAGTACCAGTTCAATCTTCAGCCCCATTTGATACAGAAGAGGCGGACGATGCTCCTGTTGCAGCTGCACCGGTGCAAGCCTCTGTGGCAAAACCTTCTAGTCAACGAGCAGAAGATATCCTGGCAATGATCAGAAATCGCTCAAAATAATCAATGAGTGTTGTAAATACCGACGGTCGCAACGGAATACATATTTTTGTATTCTGTTGCGCTGATTATGTTGACATGTTAGATGACTGTATCCGCAGTGTTGAAGAACATGTAGCTGATTGTATAATATCTCGAAATATTGTATCGAATACTAGAAACATTAATGTTAACGGATACAATCTTATACATGATATTGACTTTTGGAAAAAACTAGACCCCGACTTTACAGAAAGGGAATTATATAATCATAATTGGATTAAGCAACAGATTTTTAAATTAAACATCGACAAATTTGTTGACGGGTATGCATTAATAGTAGACGCAGAAGTAAGATTTACACACAGTGTCAAATGGATAGAAAATAACGCTCAAAAAATTTTTTACAGCAATTATTGGACTGATTATTGGTTTTCTAGCCATGAATTCATTAAACAAATTGCTAATCTAGAATCAGATATGAGAAAAACATTTATAGTAGAAGCAATGATTTTCTCTACAGATATTTTAAAAAAACTTCGTAGGCGAATTGAAGACACTAATGGATTATCTCAAATTGAATCATTTAAAAATATAATTTTTGATATTCCAATGACTACAAAATCTTTGCCAAAGTCTAATATGCAAATGTCTGAGTATGATTTATATGCTACCTATATATTAAAATTTTATCCAGAGAAAGTTTTATTACAAAGTACTCCTAAACCATTTTATAGTGTGCAACATAGCCTGACTAGTAATTCAAAAAAATCTCAAACAAAATGGTTAACTTTTTTTGAGCAGGTACGTGGAGAAAACTGGCCTGATTGCGATAGCGAGGTCAATTTTTCAAATTTGCCAGACTGGATTCAAAAGGAGTGTATTGAAGTTCATGGATATAAACCTAACTAAACATCCAATATAAACTGAATGGAAGTTTTTAATTCTAATAATCTTTTAATTATCTGGTATCCGCAGTACGCAGGTGGCAAGTTTATTATGAATTGTCTATCTTTGAGTAGACACGCTATTCCGTTACATGCTGCTGCAGGAGACTATCTATTACAAAATCCAACTGATTATGATTATAGATTAAACTTTGTGTTAAAAACATTGCCTGACAGCGAAAACATGAAAGAATGGTTACAATATGAATGTAATACTTTTCTTTTTTATGATCAACCCCCGGGTACTCTACATATAGATATTTCAAAAACAACAGCCGAGTTAGAAATTTTCACAATGTTATTTTCAAATCCTTCTATAGAAATAAAGATTGCTAAAGTTTTAAAGGAATGTATATCTAAAAATATAAATTTTTTTGCTGAATCTTTAACCACTATGGAAATAATGAAAAAGTATTTAACAATATGGCCAAACGCTAGAATTATTGTTTTTACTAATTTTAATAAATTTAGAGAAATAGCTTGCAAAAGAAAAGCACCTGACAATTTTGACATGTTTGAAAATTGCGGCAATGAACAAGAATATAAGTATAACCAAATTAAAGGCGACTTATGGCCCCTTTGGCAAGAATTTGAAAAAAATTTATATGATATTGAATCGCTAGCGCAGCAGACTTATATTAGCGACAATATTAAAAATGAAATTAAACTATACTATAATTGGCACAATATTAAAAATGATAAGTTCAGAATTGACATTGATAATACATTTTTTAATGTAGACAAATTTTTAGAAACTATAAAAAATTTGTATCAATGGTTAAAATACGACGATTTCAATGAAAAACTATTGTTGACCTATTACAGGAAATATATTAATTTACACACATAATTTAACAAACAAGGATTTCTTTTAGAAAATGGATATAAAAGTATATTAGACTATACCAATCAACCATTTAAAAAGATACAAAAAAATTATTTTATTTATAATTTAATGACTATATAGAGGAAAATCATGGCTAAACCCTTTGATGTATCAAAATTTCGCAAAAGTATTACAAAAAGTATTGACGGCATCTCAGTGGGATTCAACGATCCCACAGACTGGATCTCAACCAACAACTATGCTCTTAACTACCTTATCAGTGGGGACTTTCGTAAGGGTATACCAATGGGTAAGGTTACAGTATTTGCTGGTGAATCTGGTGCAGGTAAATCCTTTATCTGCTCGGGAAATCTCGTCAAAAACGCTCAGGAACAAGGTATATATGTTATTCTTATTGACACTGAAAACGCACTTGACGAGGGCTGGCTCCACGCACTTGGCGTCAATACTTCTGAAGACAAGCTTCTCAAACTCAATATGTCCATGATTGATGATGTGGCCAAAATGGTCACAGAGTTTGTTAAAGAATACAAAACCTTACCCGAAGATCAACGTCCTAAAGTTCTGATTGTGTTGGACAGTTTGGGCATGTTGCTAACACCAACCGATGTAAATCAGTTTGAAGCCGGCGACCTTAAAGGCGACATGGGTCGTAAGCCCAAAGCATTGACAGCACTTGTTCGTAACTGTGTCAATATGTTTGGTAGTCTAAACATTGGTCTAGTTGCTACCAATCATACATACGCCAGTCAAGACATGTTTGACCCCGATGACAAGATCTCGGGTGGACAAGGCTTTATCTACGCAAGCTCGATCGTTGTTGCTATGCGTAAATTGAAACTCAAAGAGGACGAAGATGGCAACAAGATTAGCGAAGTAAAAGGTATCAGAGCAGCCTGCAAGATCATGAAAACCCGTTATGCCAAGCCGTTTGAATCAGTGCAGGTCAAGATTCCTTATGAATCAGGAATGAATCCTTACTCGGGCTTGGTTGATCTGATTGAGGGAAAAGGTTTATTACAAAAAGAAGGCAATAGTCTTAAATATACGCTAGCAGATGGCACTGTGATCAAGCAGTTTCGCAAGGCCTGGGAGCGTAACGAAAATGGTTCACTAGATCAGGTCATGACAGATTTTACCGCTAATCCACACAAAGACACTGCTATTCAACCCGAAGAGGAAACAGCCGAATGAGTATTGATGTTGAAGTTTTAATTGAATCTTATATCACACTTAAAGAATACATTCCTGCTAAGGAACGACAAGCAGCAGCAGATAACTTAGTTAGTATGCTGGTTGATAATTTAAGTGATAAAGAACTAAGAGAATTTGGTGGAACTGATAGTTTTACCAAACGTGCTATTGAAGAATATCTAGACGACGAAGACGAAGAAATTGATTACGAAGACTGATGTGGTATAATCGTGTTATTGCAGATTTAGGAGAAATTCCGGCCTTCATTGATTATTATGAAGGTGAACTCGTACAGGCAAAAGCAGAAACATTTATACGAGGTAATGTTGAAAAGTCCGCTGCGAATTTACCGGGTATTACAGAGCACAGATTTAACCAGCTTCAGGAGATCGAGGCTATACTTAACTATCTTAATATACAACTTCGCAAGATTAGACGAAAGCATTTTCAAAAATACTTGGAATCTTATGCTCGAGCTCTTACAAGTCGCGACGCTGAGAAATATACAGATGGCGAGGATGAAGTCATTGACTTTGAAACGATCATTAACGAAGTTGCTTTACTTAGAAACAAATGGCTTGGAGTTATGAAAGGTCTAGAAAGTAAAAACTTTATGCTAGGTCATGTGGTAAGATTACGCACAGCCGGTATGGAAGACATTGTAGTATAATGAATTATAAAGAACACGCAGAAAAAATACTTAAAGAATGGGCATTGTGCTCAAACGCTCGCCCAAAAAACAATGCTGTTGATATACAAATTGAAAAAGATGTATGCGGAAGATTTGCAACTCATTTGATCCATAATTTAAATTGGGGCACCGAAAAAGAATTAGCCGAAGCATGCCATCAATTAGAGTCTAGACTAATACCACTTCGGGAAAAAATTATAATAGAGGTTATTCAAAATGGGTTTATTTAAAAACGCTGACGAAAGTTTTCAACACAGCCAACCAATTAGAGATCTACTATATCAATATGATAGTTTTTTAGACAGTTTAGAAGTTATAGCAGATTATGGTTGTGGAGCAGGATTTGATATAGAATGGTGGGCTACGCTAGTCACTAGAGATGACCCACCTGAACCTAGGAATTACACTTGTTATGCCGTGGACACAAATACAAAGCAAATTGAACCAAGAATTAAAAATTATAAAAATTTATTTGTATTTGAAGCAGATATAGAAATAGATCAACCTGTACCAAGAGAAATAGACTTACTCTGGTGTAGAGATACGTTTCAGTATCTAACTAATCCACTTAATACTTTACGTATGTGGAATGAAAATATGAGTGTAAACGGAATGTTAATTCTATCAATTCCGCAAAGCATACATTATGAAAACAATAGATTAAACAATATAAGCCGTAACGGTTGGTATTATAATTATAATGTGGTGAATTTAATGTATATGTTAGCAGTCAATGGGTTTGATTGCCGTGACGCATATTTTAACAAAGACGAAAATGATATGTGGTTATATGCCGCTGTTTATAAAAGTGAAATTAGTCCACTAAACCCTAAAACTACTTCATGGCATGATTTAGTTGACGCTAATCTGCTTAATAAAAGCACTAGAATGTGCATAGATAGATATGGATATGTAAGACAAGAAGAAATTCTAACTACCTGGTTAGATAAAAATTTTTACAAAATTAAAGAATAAAATAAGTCAATAAATATTATAATGCGTAATTTAATTAACATCATCGCAGAAGCCGATGCATCTATTAAAGACGAAATAGTTGCTCAAGTAAAGCGGACCGACGATATTAACATTCTTAATAGAGTTTTAAATGTATTACGAGCTGGAAATTTAGACGAAAAAATCAGCGCAGTTTTGTCACAAGATGCCGATGCAGCAAAATTTTTGGAAACTGTGGCAGATGTTATTGTAAAAATCAATGCTCCAATTACGGAAAAAGATGCCTTTTTGAATCGTTTTCCTAAAGGTATTATTAATACTTCTTTACTATTAGATGGTAGTATACATTCTTACTTGGATATAGTTAACGGTGACAATTTCGCCCGTACTGTATTAGCCACATTAGCTGCACACAGAACATTGATAAGTCAGGGTGTAGGTCCTGGTGAAATGGCTCTCGCTATATTAAGTCCACAGATTAAATGGAGTGGTCGTACACAAGGAGGTGGCGATATCATCGTTGGAAAACAGCAGTTGAAGTCAAAACCACATTAGAAAGTGGCGGTCGTTGGGTCAATGCTCGTAAAGCCGATCAGAACATGCCTTCAATCAAAAATGCTATTCTAGATGCTTTTACACAAATTGATTCCGATCCTCCTGTTATACCACCTAGATTAAATCCAAACTTATGGGTAGATCAAATAAGACCGCGATTGGTGTTGGCCCGTAAACCAGATATTCTAAAAAAATGCGTGGGTATTATGGCCAAAGGACTATTTGCTCATGCCAACACCAATGACTATGAAGCAGCATTACTTAACGGTACTGCTGCTGATATCTCTGCCGCAATATTAAAAACAGGGTTTGAAAATTACAAAAATTATTCAAATTTTGATGGTATATTAATGATAAACAACAATTCTGAATCTGTGCAATATTTTACTTCGTACGAAAGTATGCAAGGTTTAATAAAATCTGAGGTTGCCTATATAATGGCTCCAGATTCAGAAGGTATGCCTAAAGTAGATTTGATTGCTATCGCATCAACCGGAGTTGACGTTAAGGCATTAAGAAAATCAGAACGTGCTGCGGCTAAAGCCGCAGCCGAACCAGCATTCGACCCTGAGAACACTAGGTTACAGGTCACCAGAAAAGGCCGGAAACCAGAATCTCGCGACAAAGATTCCACTCCAAGACAACGGCGCGATAAGTAATCAAATGCGAAAACCAACTCTAGAAATCACAACCATGATTGGTTGTCCATTGATGTGCAATTATTGTCCTCAAGATAATCTTAGAGATGCCTATGGAACAAATGATGTAAAATACATGTCTCTTGATACTTTTATAGTATCTTTAAGTAAAATTCCTGCTAATACCAGAATTGATTTTTCTGGTATGGCCGAAGCCTGGGTCAATCCTGCATGCACTGATATGTTAGAGCACGCCTTAAAACAAGGTCATAATGTTGCTATATATACCACACTTTATAATTGGAATCTTGATACTGCTCACAGAGTTGAAAATTTACTCAGTCGATATAGAACACAGGTAGAGGTATTTAGTATTCATTTTCCAGACGAATATGGCAACATGAAGGGCTGGAAGTACAGTGAAGAGTGGGTACAGGTATTTCAATTAGTTACCTCGGCAGTGCAAACAGCAGGTATAAAGTTAGAAGCAATGACCATGAGCGATCATGGAAAAATACACAAAGACCTACAATATTTAGGCATACAGTTATACAACTGGTTTGGACACGATAGGGCAGGTAGTCTTCACAAAGAACAAGTAAAAGAACAACCTATAAATTTTATTGACCGACATGAACGGCCAGTGCGTTGCAGTAAAACTATCAATTATGATCAACATGTTCTACTGCCCAATGGTGATGTAGTGCTTTGCTGTATGGATTACAACACAAAACATATATTGGGTAATTTACTTGCAAATAATTACGAAGATTTGTTCACCGGAACAGTAATGACTGCACTATTGAGAGAAAATACTAGAACTTGTTATAGTTCAGCAAGTCTATGCAAGAGTTGCACAGACGCAGAATATTATGTATAATAATATGAAAATTTATATAGCTATGGCAGAGTTTGAAGATGGAAATCGAATGATTGAACGAGCCTATCGAACTTATGAAGCAGCTAACACGGCTGCAAATGAAATGATAAAAGATGTTCAAGCAAATACCAATTGGCAAGTTGTTCCAATTGTTGAAGATATTGAATTGATTAATGAATGATAAACAAAAAGAAATTTTAATTATAACCCAAGAAGAGTGTGCAGAAGTTATACAATCAATATCTAAAATTTTTAGATTTGGTATTGATAATGTACATAAATCTGGCATTACTCAACGTGAAAACTTTGAAAAAGAAGTTGGCGATTTGATGGCAATGATTGACCTTTTAGATCAATATCAATTGATTGATAAAACAAAAGTTGATCACGCTATTCAGGAAAAAAAAGACAAACTTGAAATATGGAGTAACATTTACAAATGACAGCATTATATCGCGGAATATTATTAGTTTTAACTAGTAAATTTTATGAATTAATTTTATCTTCAAGATCGCATGTCCAGTCTTTCAATCTTGAAACATCAGATTATAATAATTATTTTGATGTTGGTGTATTGGGATTCTGGAATTTGATGTTAGAAATAATTCTTACAATATTCTCAATTTTTTGTTTACTATTAGGTGTTGTGTTAATTGCTGGTCTTTCTGTTGTATTTTATCCACTGTATGCTGTAGTTAGATACAGCGCACTTTTATTGAAAAATACAAGACATCCACCTGCAGAAATTTCCGCGTATCAAAATGTAACGACATCAGCAACTGAATCGCCGGTCATAATTAAAAAGGAAAAATAATGGATTATAAAGTAGCAGATATTTCTTTAGCCGATTGGGGTAGAAAAGAAATAGCAATAGCAGAACATGAAATGCCAGGTTTGATGGCAGTAAGAGAAAAATACAAGCAATCTAAACCACTACAAGGTGCTCGCATTGCTGGTAGTTTGCATATGACAATTCAAACCGCTGTATTAATTGAAACACTAGTTGATCTTGGTGCAGAAGTACGATGGTCTAGCTGTAATATTTTTTCAACGCAAGATCACGCTGCTGCTGCATTAGCAGCCCGCGGTATTCCTGTTTTTGCCTGGAAAGGCGAAACTGAATTGCAATATTGGTGGTGTATAGAACAAACACTAACTGGCCCTGACGGATGGTTGCCTAATTTACTATTAGATGATGGCCATGATTTGACAGGATTTGTGCATGATAATAGACCTGAGTTGTTGGATACCATTATTGGTGTTAGTGAAGAAACTACCACGGGCATTCACAAACTATTAGAAAGAATTCAAAATAATACTTTACAAATGCCTGCCATAAATGTTAATGACTCGGTTACGAAAAGTAAATTTGATAATTTGTACGGCTGTCGTGAAAGTTTAGTTGATGCAATTAAACGTGCCACTGACGTAATGATCGCAGGAAAAATTGCTGTAGTAGCCGGATATGGTGATGTAGGTAAAGGATCAGCACAAGCACTGCGAGCATTATCAGCACAGGTATGGATCACTGAGATTGATCCAATTTGTGCATTACAGGCAGCTATGGAAGGCTATCGTGTTGTAACATTAGATTATGCTGCCGATAAAGCAGACATATTTGTTACCGCTACTGGTAATATTAATGTTGTTACTCGAGATCACATGAGTAGAATGAAGACAAATTCTATTGTATGTAACATAGGACATTTTGATTCAGAAATTGATATTGCTGGAATACAGGATTGGGTTTGGGATGAAATTAAACCATTGGTAGATCATGTAACTAGACCAGATGGAACTAAGATTATTGTACTGGCCAAAGGCAGGTTAGTCAATTTGGGTTGCGCCACTGGTCATCCTAGCTTTGTTATGAGTAATAGTTTTACTAACCAAGTGTTAGCACAAATTGAGTTATGGCAAAATAAAGATAATGATTTTTATAAAGAACGTAAATTATACTTGCTGCCAAAATCTGTTGATGAAGAAGTTGCTAGATTGCATCTAGATTATGTTGGTGCTATGCTTACCAGTCTTACACAAGATCAGGCAAACTATATTGGCGTTGATGTTCATGGACCATTCAAAGCAGATACTTATAGATATTGATTACCACACAAATATTGTAGAGTAATACTCTATAATTTTTGTAAGTTCTTTTTCAAATACAGCCCTAGGCTCCCACCCTAGGGCTTTTAGTTTTTCATCTTTAATACTGTATCGTACATCTTGACCGGGTCTGGTAATGTCTAGATCTAAAAATTTATTTGAATCTACTTTTTTATTAAAAAACTTATCAATTATTTTCATTGCAATTACAATATTTTGTTCTTCATAATTTCCTGAAATATTGTAAATTTCGTTTTGTACATTTGATTCAATTATTTTTATAATTGCAGATGCAGTGTCACTTACATGTAACCAAGTTCTACTAGGTAATCCTGCGTCATGTAGTGGAATTGGTCGGCCAAGTCTTAAACTTTTTATACTTTTAGGGATAAACTTTTCTGTGTTTTGACCAATTCCGTAGTTATTAGTTGGTCTAACTATAACATACGGCACCATGAATGTACGGGCCCAGGCTA